GCTCAAAAGAAAGCGCTTGAAGAAATTGCATCAGTTAATGATTATATTATTGCTCAACAAGGTAAGCAACTTGGATTAGCAGATGCACTTACACAGGGTGATATAGGAGCAGCAGCAAAAGCAGTTCAAGATATGAGGGCAGCATCTGCAAGCAACTCAATATCTTCACAACAAAAGGCTTTAGATAATGCACAACAAAATGAAATTGGAAATCTTAAAAATGATAAAGGACAAACAAAGGCTCAAATAGAAGCAGAGCAGTATGTTATTTCTGAAAAGATTTATGCAATTCAGCAGGGACAACTAAAAACTGCTCAACAACATCTAGATGCTGCTAATGCAGTTATGGATACGCTAAATCTTCAAATGAAGGCTTTAGAGTACAACGTAACCAAGGCACAAGAACAACTTGATGCAGATCAGGCAGACCTTGCTGCAAAGATTGAAGCACTAACAGTTATGGGTCAAACTAAAACTCAATGGGAAGATATGAAACTTGCTGTTGAAAAAGCACAGATGGCACAAGATGAATTGGCTGCTACACAATTGGCTGGAGCATTGGCTACAGCAAAAATTGTAGATAGTGTTTGGGCTGGTATTAAATCAAACTATGACTCTTATAAAGATAAGACTGTAACAATCACAACAATAATGCAAACAATTATATCTGGCGCAACCGCACCTACAGCATCAGGAACTATGACAACTGAGCAACAAAATGTTGCAACACAGGGAATTAGCGCAATTCAAACACTAGTTAAAAGTGGTCAAATTGATGCAGCAGAAGCAGCAACCACACAGTTAATGGCTGCAGTTAAGCCACCTACAGCAAAAGATATTGTTGCAATTAGAAAAGCAGCATTGGGTTATTTAAGTTCTGGAGGACTTGTTCCAAAATATTTTGCTGCAGGAGGATACGCTAAGGGTATTGATACAGTTCCAGCAATGCTTGCTCCAGGAGAATTTGTAATGAGTAAGTATGCTGTTGATCAACATGGTGTTGGAACTCTTAGCGCAATGAATGATGGAAAAGAAGTTGGCAATTCAGTGTATACTTATAACCTAAGTGTTAATGTTAAATCTGATGCAAATCCAAATGAGATTGCTCAAGTGGTTATGACACAAATTAAACAGATTGATGCTCAAAAAATTAGAGGGGTGCGTAAATAATGTCGTCCGCAAACTATATGACTGGAAGAAAAAAATATTCTAGACCGCAAGGCATGCTTTGGTCAGAGAACCCTGGAACCCTAGTAGATGGTCTATATGTACCAACTGGCTATGAAATAGGCTCTAATACGGGCTCAGAGACGGATACGAGCCTTTATAATCAGTTCCTTATATTATCAGATGACGGTAGATCACCAATGTCATTTACTCAAAATAGAATTGAAAAAAGAGAAAGAATGATTAATGGAAGAATGAGATCTTACCATATTGCTGATAAATTAAACTTATCTACAAGTTGGACAATGTTACCATCAAGATCATATCAGTCAAGCCCTGACTTTAATCCATCAACTGGAAAATCTATAAAAACTGGATACACAACTGACGGTGGAGCAGGAGGGGTTGAGTTACTTGATTGGTATGAAAATCACCAGGGATCTTTTTGGGTTTATCTATCCTATGATAAATATTCTACTTTTGGCAAAGACGATTCAGCCTACGATCATTTAAATCAATATAGCGAACTAGTAGAAATGTTTTTTTCAGACTTCTCGTACTCAGTTGAAAAACGTGGCGGAACTAATCATGATCTTTGGAATATCTCAGTGACATTGGAAGAGGCATAATGTTTGCAAACGAGGAACTTAATTCTTTTCTAGAATCTTCTTCTGTAGTAAAAACACAGTCTGCTGTTATTGCAGAGTGGAACATGAATATTGCATCAAACATTAAGCAGATAGGAAATTATAGATATCGTCCACAAGATGCTATCGGAAGTAAATACAAAAATATAGTTTCAACCTTTGATCAAAATGATACAGGTAATTTTTATACTAATGCAACAGATGCAGATATTATTGTAGATGGTGGATTTACTGACTCAGATTTACCAATGTCTTTTGTTGCAAAAAAAGATAAGACAAAAATGTTTTATTCGCTAGAAGATTGTTTTCAAAAATTTAGACCAAGGTCTGGAATTAACAAGGCTACTTTCTTAAATTCTAAATATTTACACAATACTAGTATTAATATGGCAAAACGTCCAAGATATTATATGTCTGATAAAAAAGATATTTTTAAATATTGGTCATCATACAGAACTGAAGATAATATTGAGCGAGGAATTGCAAACAAGTTTGTTAATGGCAAACATTATATTGATGATGCATCCCCTTACGTGGTATATAATAATCCTGTTCCATCTAATAGAATTGTCATTAAGATGCAAACAAATGTAGGAACAGTAGACCTCGGCCCATTTACAAATAATTCTGGCTCCATCTCTGATCCGTTGTATGGGTACAATAATCAAACAACACCTTCTTCTTGGAAAGTTCAATTTTTAAAAGATAACAAATGGATAGATGTTATATCTTTTAATGAAAACTCTAAAAGAGAAGACGGAACTGAAATTATTAAATCAGATGGCTATGTTGAGTTAGCCTATGGACTCGTTATACCTAAAGAATACAAAGACATTTTTATTAAAGCAGAAGAGTTGTCAAGTACAAGTTTGTTACCAGAACAGTCTAGAGTTGGATATGCCTATTTAGTTAAATCAAATGCAAATGATCTTGGTGTTTTTCATATATGGACAGAAGGTGGGTATGAAACTTTTTCTCCTACATATGGATGGTACCTTCAAGAAGAGACAGTAGATAGACTAACTAATTTTGTAACTGACTTTACATCCCCATCAAAATATGTAAACTCTACAACATCTTTTGAAGAGTACAGGGAGTTTTCTTATATTTCTGGAATTAGAGTTGTAGTAGATACAATGAATAAAGCAGACTCTACATTTGATCTCATAGAGTTATCTCCAAGGCTAGTGGCAGATCTTTCTACAAAAGTTATGGATTTTAATGTAAAAAAGATTGCTGGAGATTTAGGGTCCGATGGTCTTCCAGTAGGACAACTTTTAGCGTCAACAGGAACTTTAAAATTGTTTGATTATGATCAATCTTTTAATGAAAATAATACGGAAAGCATTATTTTAAATTATATAAGTAATAATATTCAAATTAAATTTTATGAAATAATTATAGATGTAAATGGATATGATTATTTTATTCCAATTAAAACTATGTACTCTGAAGGATTTCCAAAAAACAATAACTCTGACAGAACAATAGAGTTAACTTTACGAGATCTTTTCTTTTACTTGGAATCTATAACAGCCCCAGAAATTCTAACAACAAGTACTTCTTTGAGTTATGCGGTTTCTTTGCTTTTGGATTATATTGGATTTTCAAATTATGTATTTAATCGCAATGCAAATGAAAAAGAATTGGTAATCCCATATTTTTATGTTTCGCCAGATAAAAATATTGCAGAAGTTTTAAATGATCTTGCTATTTCAACACAGACCTCAATGTTTTTTGATGAGTATAATGATTTAATTTTAATGAGCAAAAACTATATGATGCCATCAGAATCAGAAAGACAAACAGATATCACACTTTATGGTTCAGATAGAGGAAATAATAAGTTAGCAAATATAGTTGATATTTCATCACAGGATAAGGTTATTTTTAATGATGGAAAAATAACTTATAATACTAGATATATTCAAAAAACATATGGGTCTTTAAAACAGGCTAGCCTTATTGATGCGGATAAAACTTGGATATATAAACCAGTTTTGTTATGGGAAGTCACAGGGTCTGGCAATACTAAATCAATCAATGATGATGTGTCATCTTCTTCTGGTTACGTGCTTGGAGCAATTCCACTAAACTCCACTTTATCTGCAGATATTCCTACAGTTAAAAATAATGTGGTAATTAATAATACAATGGACTTAGGTGAGGGAGTTTACTGGCTTACACGTAATTCTGGATATTTTTATGCTAATGCAGAAGTAATCAAATACGATGCAGTTCAGTATAACGTTAGTGGTGTTGGCAATGTTTGGATTTCAAATGTTCAGGAATACCAAGATTATTTTTCAAAAATTAGTTTTAATGGAAAAATTTATCCTACAGGATTAATAAGAATTTATTCAGAACCTAATTATGAAACAGTAAATAATATATTTAAGTTTAAAAATGGTGCAGTAGCAAAACATGGAAGAGGGCAGTTTGGAACAAATATTGTAGAACACAATGCTGGCCTAAACTCTTATTGGTCATCTAATGCTTCGGTGCGAGGATGCAGCATGCTTTCTGATTATTTGTTTACAATAGATGGGCAATCATCCTCTAGTTTTTCTTATTCTGTTGCAGCAGCGGGAGTCAACAATACATTAGCCCAGCAGTCTACAAGAAACGGTATTATAAAAAACTTTTTATCAAATACTTATAATACAGAAACTAATATAAATAAGATGAAGTCTACACAGACTGGTACTATTCAGTCTTCAGCATTAGTTTTAACTGGTCCAGATTTTTCTACAACCGATAGACCAATTGACTTTATTTCTTATGTTTATAAACCACTAACAAATAAATTTAAACATTTTGGAACTAGAATGCGTATTGTTGGAAAAATTGAAAATAGTGAAGTAAGGGGTCAAACACCTATTGGAAGTAATACGTATTATGTTGTTACTGGATCAACGCCAGATCAAAATATTAATGTCAGTGGTGGATCTGGTGGTCTTGGAGTAATGCTTAATCCAGAAACTAATAACGGATACTATTATGAAATTATTGCTCTTACTGCAAACAATATTAATAACTATACAAATGCATACGATACATTGCATAACATTATTTTTTATAAAATTGCAAAGGACGCAAATTCAACAAAAGCAATTCCCATTAAACTTTGGGGCGGATTGTCAAGCATCATTGTTGATGATGGAAAGTTTACTGGACAGTATAGAATGGTTGGAGAGCAGAATCCAACCGTTTACGATCTTGCAGTTGAATATCAAGATATTGGAAATACCAGAAAATTCTTTTTATATATAAATAATAAATTAGTTGCCACTGTCAATGATGATAATCCGTTGCCAATTTATAATAATATGGCTGTTTTTACTAGAGGATCTTCAAAATGTATGTTTGAAAATGTGTATGCATTAACAAATAATTATAGCCAAAATACTGTTTTTGCTTTAGATACTCCATCCCTTTCAGCCATAGATGATTCAGAAATTAATGCAAACGAGTCATTTTCTAAATATGCTATGAGCGGAATAGTTCAGTCAACATTTTTATCTGGAATAAGTCCAAGCGAACCACCAAAATATAATATGTATTTTGATGAATTTGGAACCATAATGAGAGAAGCATCTTATTTTAATATAAGATATGATAAAGCCTATCCAGCACTATATGCTAAATTATCACCTACGTTTAATAGAATAAAAGGTTATACTGTTTCTGGATTTAGGGCGGGATCTTATGGAGCAGAGTTCTTAATTTTTAATGCTACAGATACAGCGCTCAGCCTAGATGAAACAACTGGTAACTATTTAAGAATTCAGGGTATAACATTTACTCAGCAATCACAACATGTTTTAAGTGTAGATGACTACTATAATAAACATGGAGATTTTTCTAATACATCTTATACTGATGTTGCAATAGAAAAATCACCACTTAAATTTTCAAATGACTATGAGGATATTAAAACTAGTAGACTTACATATGGTAAAAAAGATTTTTCTTTAGATACCCCATACATTCAGACGCTAGAAGATGCAGAAAACCTTATGTCCTGGATTATTTCAAAAACATCAAAACCAAGAAAGTCAGTTGGTCTAACAATATTTAATATGCCAACGTTGCAACTTGGTGACATAGTTAATATTCATTACAAAGATTCAGATGGATTAGATCAACTAGTACCTGATACATCAAGGTTTATTGTTTATAGTATAGATCATTCACAGGGGTCTTCTGGTCCATCTATGGATGTTTATTTAAGTGAGGTAGTGTAATGGTAGAGTCAGTTCCAAATGTTCCAATTGTAACTCAGTCAACATCTTTTTCTGGAGTTAAGATTCCAACAAAAGATATAATTCTTTTTGCAGATGAAACAACACCTATTGAGGTAATGACTGATTTAATATTTGAAAATATTGGTGGTCAAGAATTAATTAATATTGCAAGAAATGATATCATTAATGGTCAAAATGTTATATATCAGCCTATTAAAAATTTAACAAGTTTATACTTTCAGTACAATCCTCAAAACATTTTATCTTTACAAAATACATCAGAAGAGTTTTTTAAGAAATTTTCTATTAAACTAGAAAATACAACTCCAAATGTTGGAACTGGGCCAAATGGAGAAACAGTATATATTGATCAGTCTACTGGAAACCTTGTAATTAATTTAATAAATGTATCTAAGGATGAGCAAGTAGAGATTCAAATTTTAGAGAATGGAACGGTTTTTAATGATACAATATATGGGGTGGAACAATAAATGATAACTAATATAGGTAAAAATATACTTGCCAAGTACTTAATTGGCCAAGCGCCAGCATATGCATCATACATTGCAGTTGGCTGTGGAGCCAATCCAGTTAACACAGATGCAGCCCTTGGGGATTATTCCTCTAAAAAATCTTTGGACTTTGAGATGTTTAGGGTTCCGATTACATCCAGAGGATATGTTACAGAAGACGGTGTATCAAAAATTGTTCTTACAGCAGAACTTCCAACAGAAGAGCGATATGAGATCTCTGAAGTAGGAGTGTACTCTGCTGGAGCAAATACATTGGCTGGTGCTTATGATAGCAAGACTTTGTATGCTTTTACAAAAGATGAAAACTGGGAATATCATAACCAGGGAAGTTCTGGCGCAATTAATGTTATCTATACTCCTTTAGATGGAAGTGATAATAATAATATCATCAATCAAACATCTAAGGTGTTTCAAACAAACGCTGATAATAGAATCTTTACAAACAGTCAAAGAGTCAATAGATATGAACCCTGCAGATTTTTTAATAATACAATTATGATGGCTGGAGATTCTTCTAATTTGACAGTCTCAGATAATCATTTAGTTGTTAATGCAAACTCAAACCATATTCACTTACAGGGTGTTTCTGTTGATTTTAATAAAAACTCACCAACAGATGTTTTAAAGTTGGCTTTTTCTGTTGCAAATAAAGATGGCCTATCTACAAATATTCCAGACTCAGTAAGAGTACTTCTTGAGTTTTCTTCAACAGATACTCATGGAGTTGGAGAATGGGTTAGATTTGAAGTAATATTGAATAAAGAAGATTATGATTTTGCAACTAACAGATATTTTGTAGTAACAAAAGAACTTCAGGATTTGTATAAGAGCACTGGATTTTCTTGGACCTCTACTAGTACCGTGTCAATCTATAGTTCTGTTATTGATAATGGATCACCAAGTGCAGACTTTTATGTTTGCCTTGACGCAGTTAGATTTGAAAATACGAGTACATCAAATCCTCTTTACGGTTTAACAGGATACTCAATCATTAAAAATATAGATGCAAAAACTATTGTAAAGGTAGCAAATACAACAAATTATTTAGAGTTTAGATTTGCAATGGATGTACAATAATGTCAGATGCTGGAATTCAAAATGTTATAATTTTAAAAAAAGATTTGCCTGCAATTTATGGAAAAACAAAACAGTATCTAATAAGGTATAGAGTTGTTTCAGATGATAGAAATAGAGTTTCTTCATGGTCTCCACAATATAAGATTGATGCACAAGCAGTTAACACAGAAACATATTCATTTTCTTCTAATCAGCAAGCAAATACAATTAATTTAGTTTGGGCTCCTGTAGAAAATATTTCAGAGTACTACATTTATGTTAAATGGAACAATGAAAGTTGGCAGTATTTATCCTCAACAATAAGCACCTCATATTCTTGTTTAATTAAATCAGGTGCTACATCAGTTAAATTTGCTGTTCAGGTACCAACTTTTCCAAAAGAAAGATTTTCAGACCTTACTATTTTTGAGACCAGTTCTCAGACTCTTTGATGGTATAATATAATTATGGCAAAAGTACCTCTACCAGAACGTGGGCAACCATTAGATGTTTCATATATTTATACACTTGCAAATGCACTAAATGATCTGTCTACACAAGTTTCACCAGCAACCTATAAATATGTTACTGTTGATACTGCGGGAGTAGGAAAGCAAAGCGTAAAGGCTTCTGAAGCACGTATTATTGGTGGATACGTTGATGTTGTCTCTAGTTCAACTAAAAGTGCTGGAAATGAAGTTGCATTTAGTTATGATTTTCCAACAGATTTCAAGTATGCCCCTATTGCAACAGCCACACCAATTAATACAGGTGGAACAGATGCAGGTAAAAATGTTTCAGTAGTTCTAAAAACAATTACAACATCAAAGGTAGAAGGAATAGTAAGATTTAATTCAACTGGTGACTTATCAGTTGCAGTAAATATTATTGTTATTGGTATACCAAATTAATGCTGATTTGTTATAAATGCAAAAGAAACATGTTTGTTGATAGGCAGTACACAGGAATTGGACACCTAGAAACATATTGTTTGTACTGTGGGGCTAGAAAGTTTTTTCATCCACCAGAGGATTCAGAAGAGGGAAGATGGCTACTAAAAAAGGAACAACTGAGAGCGAAGGCTACAATCTCAAGCCTATAATCCCTGGAAATAAAAAAGTATGGTTTTTGAATAATGATTTAGTAAGAATTCATCATTTTAATAAATCAAATGGGATTATGTCGGTTTATAATATAACCAAAGATAGACTTGAAAGTTGTTTGATAAATGATTTTAAAAATAAAAGAGAACGTGCATACACAGTTAGAGAGACTGCTGAATTAGTTAATCGTCATAAAAAATACATGCCATCTTTAATGAAGCGTGGAGTTATACCTTTTCCTACAGGATCACAAAAAGGAGGGGCTAGAGGATTTCAAGTGAGATCATACTATTCAGAATCACAAGTAAGAGAGATACGTGATATACTGGCTACGCACCACATTGGAAGACCAAGAAAAGATAATTTAATTACAAATGATATTACGCCTACAAAGCAAGAGTTGACACGCAGAATGGGCGATGGTATA